CGTGACTTGTGTATAAATGACTGATAGTCTGTTGGTAAGTAGTTGTTCATTTTATTTATTCTCCTCTGCGTATTTCCTATATTCATCAAAGCTGTCAAACTTTATAAGTTCTTGATTGTCTTCATCAAAATCTACCCAACTAAGAGTTCCATCTTCGTTTTTCATTAGGTATGCACTTGTAATGGTAGCATCTTCTAAGTTCGTTAGATCTACTTGTTCAACTATTTCCAGTGTTTCAGGGTTAACAAATATTAAATCATCCTTCGGAACTATACGTTTTAATTTGTTTAAAGTTTTATCTATTTGTGATACTTTAAGTTTCATCTATTGTCTCCTGACCCTTTAATTGCATCTCGTTCTTGTCTGCTTGTTAGTTTTTCTATGTTAAGATTAGCTATTTCATTTAGGTTGTAGCCAATATCACTAGCTATATTAGTAAGATACCATAGCACATCACCTAACTCTTTAGCTACTTCGTGGCGTTGAAACACACCATCTCGCACTTGTTTTTTAACTTTCTCTGCCACTTCTCCAGCCTCACCACATAGACCCAGTGTTGGATATAATACCTTGTGTGTTGCTGGGTATACCGCAAAGCTTACTGCTTTATTTTGATACTCTCTAAAAGATGTTATCACTCTTTTTCCTTTACTACTACATTGTTTATCTTCACATCATCTATATCATAGAAAGTATCTAGTATTAAATCATGTACGTCTTCTGGGTGTGCAATCTCATACGAACCTAATATGTTATTGTCTTCGACTACAACAATAGAAAAGGTAACACCAAAAGTCTTTTTGCTCATTTGTGTTTCTCCTTTAGTACTTCATTCATTCTTTTTAGATACCACTCTGCTTTTGCCATGTCTTCTACAGGGTTGTTCTTGTATCTATATCTATGTTGATACTTGATCATGTTGCCATGACAATAAGCAATGAATCCATCTAAGCCTAGCACTTGCTTAATATAGTCTATACATTCTATTCCGCCTTGATTGTAATGTGCTGGGCGTTCAACGGAATCATATTTGTTCATGCGTTACCTCTTGTTTTAGTAAAAGCGTTAAATTGTATTACCTCACCAGACTTACTTTGTAAAGGTTCTTCATGCTTTCCTATCTCTTCTAACAAGATATTATGCCTGTGTTCCATGACACGTTCATACAGGTCATCATCCTCATTCATAATTTCTAATAAAGATGTACATAAGGTGGCTACATGTATCAGATCACTCAGTACATCATCAGGTAAATCAAAGTTATCACCGACAGCTATGCCAGTTTGGATCTTCCCTAACCACTCTTCTTGTGTTAGTTGGTAATCTGATGGGCGTATTACAAGTGCAATTTCGTCATCACCTAATTCATATGGCATACTATTTCCTCTCTGTGCAGTGGTGTAACTTATCTGTCTTAATTTCAATACGATCTAACTTAGTGCATTTACCTGACTCTTTAAGCCATTCTTCTGGTATAACCCTATGTGCCCATAAGAAACCATTCTTATCGCACCACTCGTAGTATCTAGACTTAGCACCTTTGTTTAACTTAGACTTAGCATTACTAAATACAAACCTAATGTCTATATCTGGATGTTGCCTAGCTATTTCAAGGTGCTTGCGGCGATCATCAGCTGTGAATAATCCTTTTGTTTCAATTATAATACCGTTATCTAATTCAAAGTCAGGCGTGTATGTGCGATACTTTAAATCTTCCCACTCTATCTTGAGCTTTTCGTAACGAACTTTCTTCTGCCGCTTAGTAAGAAAGAGAACGGCCTCATCTTCAAGGCCGCTCCTATATTTACTGGCACTATGCTTTCGCTTATAGTTCTTTGCCATCTTTTGTATCACCCAATAAAGTCTTAAGTTCTTTTAGCTTCATGCTACCTATAGCGTTAACACACTGTAAGGTATGGTTCAGTATGGTAGAGGCCTGTTGGTTAGTTTCAACAATCTTTACTACATCCTGCGCTTCTTTAGACATGTCGTCTGTTTCATACTCTGTTTCTTCAAGAGTTATTATAGCCATTAGTTTTCTTCCTTTAAATAAACATATTTTACTTGAGGTGGAGCTTTGCCGCCTGTATATACCTTTGAATCAATCTCTTGCAATTCAGGCCAGCACTTTTTTCTATGGTCACACCAGCTGCACGTCATGCTTAGCTTCATGTTACCACTAGGTTTCTTTCTAAAAGTCTCAGGTACAGCCTCAAAACATCGTTTAAAAGGCTCATCATTATTAATATAGTCAACAGTACCCTTTATGGATTGCATTACTTCATCAACGTTAGCTGTCTCTGCTGATACATACTTAAATTCACCATTGACTTTGTTGATTACCCACCAGCCACCTACTTTTTTGTTAGCAGCTTTAGCGTAACCTATGAGTTGTGCTACATAACCAAAGTCATCTTTTCTACTTAGATCTTCAAAACTAGAAAACTTTTGATCATACCCGTATGGTGTTGTAGATTTTACATCATCCATAGCGCCATCCAGAACCATGTCATACTCGCCTTTTATGGTGGTGTCACCCACCTGTAGCGTGACATCTGCGTTGTCATCAAAGGATACCCCAGCGGCACGTAGCACCCCTTTAAAGATAGCCTCAGTCCAGTCACCCATTAACATGTTCAGCATGAACGATGTAGGTTTCTCACAGTCATGGTCAGGATCATTCTTAGCAAACCATAGCTGACATCTAGGACGCCCAATATTAGACATACGTAAACGGAATTTGTCACGAGGCCCACTATTGAACTGCTTGTTGAGTGCAGCAGCCACATCAGTGGCTACTTGCTGTATTACTTCCTCGCTCATACTTGCTTTACCTTCTATAGCAGATCGCAGGAAGGAGTGTACAGATATTTCAGCAGGGTGGATCATTCAACAAACTCTTTAACTTCTACTATAGAGCCTACTAGTGCGGCATCTTCTGGAGATATAGATTCTGATGACATCTCATCAAACTTACTTTCTATGTAGTTGTTAGTACTTGTAACCCAATCAAGGAAAGAACGCAGTGTTTCACTATCGCCTGTTCCATAAGAAACTTTACCACCTAGTGATGGTACAATGATGGCATACTTACTACCTGATGCTAGTTCACGCTTATCATTTCCTAATTTAATAGTATGCTCGATAGGTGTTAGCTTCCTAGCTATAATCTGTGAAATAGCCGAATCAATAGCCTTTATAGATTCATTATTACGAACATCCATTACAAAGGGCATCTCTTCATTATAGTCCTTCAATACATTGCCTAATTCGTCTGTAGCTTTATCTAATGACACCATACCAAGGATTACTTTGACACGCTTAACACTACGGATGATTCCCTTCATTGATTCCGGCAATGATTCAAAGTCTTTAATGTAACCTGATGGACGCCCAAGATTAAACTTACCTGTAGTGTCTTTTAGATCAACATTAAGGTTAGCATGTAGTAATGTCTTATGCATCGTATTTGCTGGTTTATCGTATCGTTGCCACTGTTGCCGTTGTGAGAACAAACGAATAGTTATTGTCTTACTGTATACAATCTCTCCGTCAGGCATGGTTACCTTATAGGCACCAACAGGTACTTTGATATGCTCGTCACCTTCTTCATCGGTAACTGTCAAAGCTTGGTGTACTTGCGCTACACGAGCGAGTGTTGATTGTGATCCGCCGGATGTACTAATTCCCATTGCTTCTGCTAGGGACATACCTTCTACGGCTATTGTTACTTCATTACTCATATTATATTCCTTTATTTATGAGGTTTCTAGGGAAGGTAAGTTATACCTCTATACGTCTATTGTGTCAAGCCAATTCGGGCCTATTTTAGCCTCTAAAAGTAGAGGTACGTTCATCTTAACTTTGTAGTATTCATAGATGATATCGTTCAAGTCCATGTTCAAGGTATTTATAATAGCTATAACCTGAGCTTCTTCATAGGGATGTATGTCAATCACCATTGAGTCATGCACAGAGTTGACTACAAGTGAGCGCATAGATTGTAACCTACTCTCTAGCTCTAGTAATACTACAGGTACAACATCTCCTGTTGCAAATCCTTGGACAGGGTAATTCTTTATCATTGTAAAGTTGGTAGGCATACCATTAGGTCTTCTCTCTGTGTTAGGAAAGGCATACTGCCTACCGCCTACGTTAGTAATCTTTTGAAAGCGTATAGCCTCATCTCCTAGCTTCTTGTGCCACGCCGCTATACCTTTGTATTTCTTAATGAAGTGCGTGTAGTATGCCGCTTCTGCTGGGCTACGTCCATACCCTGTAGCTCCAAATAAGGGAGCAAATGTATGCGATTTTCCTTCTTGGCGTGACGTAGGCTGACCTGCATCAGTAATGACCTTAGCTGTGTAATTGTGTACATCAAAGCCTGTATCAATCTCTTTGATAGCAGTAGCATCCTGAGATAAAAATGCTGCAACACGAAATTCTAGCTGAGCAAAGTCTGCCTCCATGATTTTCCCACCATCCCAACGAGAAACAAACACCTTCTTAACAGGAAACGTACCACCTCTTGGCATGTTCTGCA